CAATCGTACAGAGACTATTATCATCTTGACAAAGCAACCTTTGCTAGCTGGAAATACAGAGATAAACCACCTTGGTGGAGTGAGGACTATGCAGATTATGAGAATCGTATTACAAGAACAGCCTAGATTATCCGTATATTTTCCAGAGCATTGGACAGAATTACAAATAGACACTTGGCTAGCCAAGTGGTATCAGAACAACAATCAGACACATTAAGGACAGAACAGATGACAGCAGTACAAGAACAAAAACAATTTAATGACTACGCAAACTTCGTAGTTAGCACAACCTCAGAAGAAAGCCTGAGAACAGAGGTTATGATAGACAGACTTTATGGCTTATCCCACTCACACAAAGACACAGAATTCTCACAACTACTCACAGCCGCCATCGGCATGCAAGCTGAGTCAGGAGAGTTCTCCGAAGTAATCAAAAAGATTATTTTTCAAGGAAAAGAATACAACGAAGATGAACGATTTCACCTAAAGAGAGAATTAGGAGACGTGTTATGGTATTGGGTACAGGGTTGCTCAGCACTAGGCTATACTCCTCAGGAAGTGATGGAAGAAAACATCAAGAAATTAGAAGCGAGATACCCACACGGCTTTGAAGCTGTTCGCTCGGAAGTGAGAGCAGATGGGGATATTTAGTAGGAAAACTAACAGTAGTAAAGTAGAGTATAAATTCAACGAGGACAAAGTTCTAAAGCAGTTGAAAGTCTATATAGACGGAACTTATAACCAACACTACAGTACAGACAAGATTCAAGCCACTGAGTTCATTATAGACTCAGGTATGGGCGAAGGCTTTTGCATGGGTAACATTATCAAGTATGCAAAACGCTATGGGAAGAAAGCAGGCAAAAACGAATTAGACCTGCTAAAGATTATGCATTATACTATTATTTTATTAGGGAGCAAAGATGAGAACAGTTAGAAAAAAATCACATGAAAAGCTCGATGATGCTAATATAAAAAAAGTTTTAGAGGCTGTCAGACGCGATAAGCCTATAACAAAGAAAGAAGCTTGCTCCATGCTCAACATCACCTATAATACTACTCGATTGACTAGTATTCTTGAAGATTTTGAAGAAACCATGCAGTTTAGGGAAAGACGTAAAGCTCAAAATAGAGGTCGGAAAGCCACCGAACACGAAGTTAAACAGGCAATAGAAATGTTCTTGAACGAACTACCAGTATCTAGCATAGCGCAAGCTTTGTATCGTTCAACAACATTCGTTAGCAATCTGTTAGACCGCGTGGGTGTGCCAAAGAAAAGACCTAGTACCGAAAGCGGTAGTGGAGCAAAGATTCAGTTTTTACCAGAACAGTGTGTATCAGATGATTTTGATATAGGCGAGAAGGTGTGGAGTGCTAGATACGACTTACCTGCAAGAATAGTGAAGGGACAATTTGACCCTCGCTATGATTGTAAGGTATATCACATTTATGTAATAGAATTAACAGATTTTGATAGTGAGTATTTTGGTCACATCAAAGAGGGCGGTTACCATGCCCATCAATGCTCATATGACTTAGGTAGTTTAAGACACTTAAACAAGTACGATATAAATATCTAAAGCATAAGGAGTGCAAAACATGGAACTATGGACAATAGTTCCTGCAGTGTGGGTAACAACGTGGTTTATGTGTGTGTACAGGACGTACCCACTTATTAGGCAGTTGATATTAAACGAGACAGGAGCAGAATTAATAGTGAATTATAAATATATTCACATGATTATATATGGAGCAATGGTCTTTATTATGACACCTTTTGTTTGGAAGCTCGCTTTTAGCGATGACATAAGAGCAAGATGGTGTATGGCATATGTAATAGCAGTTTGCAGGAGCAAAAAATGAATGACAGAATAAGGGAAGCCTTAATACTTAAATATACAGGAGACATGGCAGCTGCTGAAATTAATATCAGAGTTTACCTTAAAAATTCTGTAGGAATTGGCGAACACGCCGACATCGTTGGGGCGATAGACGAGCAGATAGAAAAAGCTGCGAACGCTTACGAAAAGTTACAATTTATTAAAAACCTATCTTACTAGGAGATAAAAAATAAAACTTGACAACGCACTCAAAAATCTGTATAATATATATTAATGAGTGACAGATATTATAACCAAATGAGGGACGCGACGGGATGGTGCCACGGCATGCCCGAACACCTCAAAAATAAACGGAGAAGAAGAATGGCTTGGACAGATGAATCAAAAGCAGAAGCAGTAGAAATGTATGTAGAACAGGAACCAACACCTGAAACTAGCATGGAAGTTGTGAAGGACATTGCTGACCACTTAGGCGAAAGCCCTAATGGTGTTAGAATGATCCTTACTAAAGCTGGAGTTTATGTGAAGAAGTCACCTGCTACAGGAACTGCTAAATCTAGCGGTGGTGGTAGTGCAAGAGTAAGTAAAGCTGATGCAGCTGAAGCCCTAACAGCGGCTTTAACTGATGCAGGTCAAGAAATCGATGCAGATATTATCGACAAATTGACTGGTAAAGCTTCAGTTTACTTTACAGGTGTACTGAACAACATTAACAATGGCTAAATAATACTAAACCATTACTAGAAAAGAAAGAGTTTTCTTAATAGTAATGGAGTATTATAGTGAAAAAAGATGAGTTCTTAAGAACTGTATCAGATTGTGGCGACGCAATCATAACCTATAGGTCTACAAACAGTAGAAAACTTAAGTATAATGTTTGTACCCTAGACTTCGATAACAAGTATATCCAAAGCAAGAAAAATCGTGCTAAGGAAACCCCCGATTCAGTTCTGCTGTTTTGTTGGGATACTGACAGTTATCGCCTATTACAACCTAAGAATGTTACTAGTATACAACCTTTAAGTAGTATACTTAGGAACAAACGATGAAGTTGCATGAAGCCCCTGAGTTATATGAAAAAGTAATCTCTGAAAATGAAGAGGGGACGGAGCAAGTCAAATTAACTATCAATACTTTCTACGATACAGAGTATCTGCATTTAAGAAAGTATTATCTCGACTTCGATGGTGACTTCAAGCCATCAAAGGACGGGATAGCAATGAAGCTAGACTTCAATAACTCCAAGGGGTTATTTGAGGGACTAGTTGAAATCCTATCTCTAGCAGAGAGTAAGAGTATTCTTGAGACGCACTTCAAGGATATTTTGGACGAAATTTACCTTCCGTGAATTTAGTTCTTGACTTTGCTTGTGATTTTTGATATAATATATAAATGGAAAATATGAAAGCACTACTACAGCAAGCGTCCGAAGATTACTATAATGGTAAGCCTACGATGTCAGATGAACAATTTGATAAGCTAGCCGTATATGCTAAATATGACGAGGTTGGTTACTCTAGTAGAGATAATAGAGTGCCCCATGCGTTTCAGATGTATTCATTACAGAAGATATTTTCCAATGAGCTTGATAAAGACCCGTTAGCTGACTATAAGGGAGCGACTATTGTTTCTCCTAAACTAGATGGCGCGGCTGTATCATTGCTTTATGTTTCGGGACAACTACACAAAGCCCTTACTCGAGGAGACGGAAAACGTGGTCTGGATATTACAGACCACATGAAGACTCTAGTACCTAATTCATTAGGTAAGTTTACGGGTACTTTGCTTCAGATTACTGGAGAGGTAGTTGCTCCCAAAACTATCAAGAACGCTCGGAACTACGCCGCAGGCGCTCTCAATCTTAAAGACACATCAGAGTTTCAAAGTAGAGACTTGCGTTTCATAGCTTATGGAGTGCAAGAATCATGGAATGAGGCTTGGACTATGGATATGTCTTACCTAAATTCGTTTGGTTTTGATACAGTTCTGTCTAATGACTGGACTGCATACCCTGACGATGGTATTGTCTTTCGTGTAGACAACTATAAGGATTTTTATTCTCTAGGATATACCTCTAAGCACCCCCGAGGTGCATATGCGCTAAAGCAGCGTAATGAAGGAGTTATAACTAAATTAGTTGATGTTATATGGAATGTAGGCAAATCGGGGGTTGTAGCACCTGTAGCTATTCTCGAACCAGTTGATATCGATGGCGCAACAGTCAGTAGAGCCACTCTACACAATATGCGCTACATCAAAGACCTTAACCTAGAAATAGGATGCTTGGTCGAAGTAATCCGTAGTGGAGAAATCATACCTAGAATAATATCAAGGGCTAATTAGTGAAAGATGTGAAGAATTTTTGGACAGTATGGAAGCACGCTCTTGGTTCTTTTGACGAAGAAGATGGGTACGACGCACAAAACGAAAACAGAATATCAATAATACGCACATTTATTGTCGTATCTAATTTACTCTGTGCGTACCTTTTTATGGCTAATATAATAATAGGTTGGCTATGAACAGAAAAATATTTCGAGCAGCAATGGCACTAAAGAAAGCATGGAAGAAGTGGTGGCGAATCTGGGCAAAGAGCCTAGGAGAAAAAGTAGGAGAAACGGATAATCAAGCAAACACAGTTGCTATGGTACGCACCTTTTGGTGGATAGTACATATATTAACTTGTTTTATGATTATAGTTCACAACGCAACTAAACTAGGCTGGATATGATAGCTATGGGAATTATTACAATGATAGACAAATTGTTAGACAAGTTGAGTGATGTATCTCTAAGATTACTAGTAATAACCTCTATATTATTATGGCCGGTATTGCTTGTGGTAATTCTTTTTGGGTGGTTACTTGGCTAGTAAAGGGATATATAACCAGACTTACTTCGAGAATAATCCTGAAGAAAGAGACAGGGAAGGTGTACTTTACGGAATTGTACTAGTCAATACGAAGACATTCGAGAGAGAATGCATCAAGGTAGGAATAGCCAGTGGAAAAGATTGGCGGCATATTATAAAGCGTAGCAGGGGCTTCAAAGGATACGATATTCGTATACAGAAGGTTTGGAGCAGCACTCTTTATAATGTGTGGGCACACGAAGTGTACCTACACGAAATATATAAGGACGATAAACATGTTCCTATGTTTAAGTTTGGAGGTCACACTGAGTGTTTCAAAATTGATTCCCTCATTCTTCAGGACTTTCCAAAAAATAAATCTTGACATAGAAACTGAATTTTGTTATAATATATAAATAGAAATTAAGAGAGAAACGAATGAAGCAAATAATCCCGCCATCGAATTGTCCAGCATGTATGCTAGACCTCGTGTGGGAGAAAGATCAACTCTTTTGTCATAACACTACTTGTAGTGGTAAGACGAGTAAAAAGATTGAGCATTTTGCAAAGACTCTCAAAATAAAAGGTCTCGGACCTCGCACAGTAGAAAAGTTACAGATAGATTCTATCTTTGACCTCTACGAGCTACCACTAGAAATAATGATAGATGCGTTGCAATCCGAGAAACTCGCAGTTAAACTTAGTAGAGAAATTGAGAGTAGTAAAACTGTCGACTTAGTCGAATTACTACCCGCCTTCTCTATAAAACTAATTGGTAACACAGCCTCCCGTAAAATATGCTCAGTAGTAAAACATATCACTGACATCAATGAAGAGACATGCGACCAAGCAGGATTAGGCCCAACTGCAACAGAGAATTTACTAGATTGGTTAATCGAAGAATTTACCAATGGATATGACAGATTACCTTTCAGTTTCAAACAGAAAGAACTATTAGTTCCTAAGACAGAAACCAAAGGGGTAGTTTGTATCACAGGAAAACTCAAAAGCTATAAAACAAAAGCAGCCGCAACACAACACTTAGAAAACATGGGCTATCTTGTTAAAAGCAGTTTGACTAAAGATGTTACAATCTTAGTAAACGAAAGTGGTATCGAATCCACTAAAACACAGGCAGCCCGAGATAAGGGCGTATTAATAATAACAAACTTAAAAGAAATATAGGAAACCAAAATGGCATTACCAAAATGGACAGACGAAAGAACACAACAACTTGTGGACTTCGTTGGAAACACATCACCTATTTCACAAGCTATGGTTGCAGACGCAGCCACTGACTTAGAGACTTCAACAAGAAGTGTCTCGTCTAAGCTTAGAAAAATGGGTCACGACGTAGAACTTGCATCTTCAGTATCAAACAGAACTTTTTCTGAAGACCAAGAAGCTACTTTATCAAACTTTGTATCTGATAACTCAGGTGCATATACTTATGCAGACATCGCATCATCTTTCGAAGATGGTCAATTCTCTGCTAAATCAATACAAGGCAAAATTCTATCAATGGAATTAACTGGCCATGTAAAACCAGCTGAGAAGCCGGAAGCTGTTAGAACTTACTCTCCCGAAGAGGAAGCTACATTTACTACTATGGTAAATGGTGGGTCTTTTGTTGAAGAAATCGCAGAAGCTCTAGGCAAATCTGTTAATTCTATCAGAGGAAAAGCTCTTAGCTTGCTAAGAAGTGGCGATATTAACGCTATTCCTAAGCAAAAAGAAACTAAAGGTAGCTCTAAAGCTGATCCTTTAGCGGAAGTTAACGATATCGACAACATGACTGTTGAAGCTATTGCTGACGAAATCGGCAAAACTGTAAGAGGCGTTAAAACAATGTTGACTCGTAGGGGTCTAACTTGTTCCGATTACGACGGAGCCGCAAGAAAAGAAAAAGCATCTAGCTAAATCTTTTTTTACAAAACTTAGAGCAGGGGGATTATCCTCTGCTCTTTTTTATCTGGGAGGGTAGACTTTGAACTTAACTTCAGCTTTGTTGAAGCAAATAATAACGCAAGAAGATTTTGAATCTTGGGGAAACCTTAGAGTTAATTATCTTAGTGCCGAGTATCAGTCCTTACACAAGGTCATGGATACTCATATTAAAAATTTCAGAAGTCTCCCTACCTTTGATGACCTCAAACTATCCATTCGTGATAGGAAGCTACAAGAAAAAGTATTTGCAATCGAAGCCGTCGAGGTAGATATCGACGCTTGGGTTCTGCTCGAGTACTTAAAAAATGAGTACACGCAAGTAGAAATACTAGATGAGCTGGATAAGTTCATTGACAAAACTGTAGCTATATCTTCGGCAGAAGAAAACGTTGAAGCAATTCAACAGATTGTTCTAGATGTGGGCGAACGAGTAGACCTCAAAGCTCCCGAAGAAAACATGCAAACAATTCCCTTGTTTGATTCAGAGAAAGACCTTAAGAAGTTCTTACCTCTTGGCCTCAATGATGACTATGACCAAACACTTAAGTTCTCTCCCAGAGACTTGATACTTGTTGGTGGTCGCAGAGGTGCAGGTAAGTCTATCACTTGTTGTAACATTGCTAACAATGTTTATGAGCAAGGTAGAAGTGCTCTTTACTTTACCATAGAAATGGACAGCCGTTCTATTCTACAAAGAATGTGTGCCTTGGGCGCTCGT